ATCGCCGACAACATGCGCGACATGCACGCGAAGGGGCGGGCATACGGGGGTCAGATCCATCCGCAAGCCAAACTGACCCCGCCGCAGGCCCGCGAGATCCGCCGTCTCGGCACGGAGGGCGGGTTCGGAGAGGGGGCGCTCGCGGAGGCGTTCGGCGTCAGCCGGAAGACCATCCGCAACATCCTGGATGGCAAGATCTGGAAGCACGTCTAGCGCCATCCTGGGCCCCACTTGCCTCGGTACGGACCGTCAACACTCGTGTTGTCCGGCCACGTCGTCGCCCCCGTCGGCGCCCGTCGAGAGCGCTGATCGCGCAAAAATGGCGACCGCTGCCCGAGCGCGGCTGCGCGCTGCTGCCAGTACGTCTGCGCGGCCGACCCCGCGACCGAGGCGAGCGCTTCGGCCTCGGCCACGTAGAACGCCGCCACCACGCCGACCGCCTCGGCGTCCCCGAGCACCTGGTCGCCCTCGTCCACGGGCCCCGTCAGCGACTCGCCCCAGACGGCCGACCCCGCGGGCTTGACCCAGGTCCCGATCGGACGGAGCACCCGCACGGGAAACGACCCCGACGACCACGCAAGCGAGGTCAGCAGGACCTTCTCGCCGTCGAAGCGGAGCGTCGCCCCTGGAATGGCCCAGGTCTCGACGCCATCCGTCGCCTGGACCTGGTGCGCGGACAGGAACAGCCCGACGTTCGAGAGCCACGGGAAGGTGGCCGTCACGTCGAGCGTGGTCTTGCCAGGCACGCCCGTGATGGTCAGGGTGTCCTCGCGCAGGATCACGGTGCAGGCCCGTCTGATCGCCTCGTGGTAGCCGAGCGACCGCCCCGCTCGGATAGGCGGCACGGCGTGGATCTCGAACGCGGTGCCCGCGGGCACGACAGCTGGGAGCGGACGCTCGAGGTCGATGCCAGCGACCACCTCGTCCGCAGGCACCGACGCCAGCGTGTACCCCTCGAGCAGCTCCTCGGGCGCGGCTGCCCCCAGAAACCCGCCCTCGGGGATGCGGCGCTGCTCGGGCGGGTCGGTGATGACGTACAGCCATTCGCTTTTGTAGGCATCGCCGGGGATCTCGGGGGCCGACCCGATCGCGTCCAGTCCCGCGAGGTCGGCCGAGACCACCCGCCGACGGTTGGCCCCCTTGGCCGTCCCGACGCGGGTGTCAGGGGCCCCGAGCGGCGGCACGCCGGATCGCCCCGCTTCAAACGGGGCGATCCGGTCAGCCGTGGCTCGGCGCATCTCGCCGAGCGTCGGCGCGCCTGGTGGCACTATCGTGCCCTCCTACCATGGAGCCTCTCGGCTGCGCCGCCTCTCCACGGCATCGGTTAGCTCGACGAGCTCGTGGATGTGCTGGTCGAACGGGTCGAGGTCGTGGTCGCCTTGGGGGCTGTAGCTGCTTCTGGCTCCGCCTTCGGCCACTGGTCGGGCGACAGCAGGGTGCCCGCCTCGGCGTCGAACGGGATGCCGCCCAGCGGCGCCTCGATCGGGTTGCCGTCCTCGTCCGTGCCAAAGCGCGGCCGCGACCTCGGGACCCGCAGGCTCGCATCGCGCCCCAGCGGCACGACCGGCTCCTCGGGCGGGTTGACCAGCGTGTCGAGCGGCGGCAGCGCCGCGTGCTGGCAGGCATCGCCGACGTGGAACGCCTGCATGACGTCGGCCCAGGTGACGTGCGTGGGTTCTGCCACGGTTACCTCCCAGAGGGGACGGTCGGGTTGTCGATCGGCTCGGCGTAGACCGAGGTCCCAGGGAACACGGGCGAGGTGCCCGCGGCCGTCGTCGTGATGCGCACGAAGTCCTTGGTCGTGGTGAATGGCACCCTGACGGCGAGCGCACCTGGGATCTCAGGCTTGGGAGCGGTGCCGCCCGTGCCGACCATCTCCGTCAGCGTGACGGTGCCGGTGCCAGGGACGGGCGCGTAGCCCGAGGCCAGGGCGGTGGACTCCTCGATGATGAAGGTCAGCGCAGCGCCGGCCCCCGTCACGTCGCCGCCGACGCGGCCGACGATGTTGTACGAGCGGTTCCGACCCAGAAACTTGCCCGTCTGCGAGACGGTGCTCGCCACGTTGATCGTGCCGAACGGGAGCAAGCAGAGGGTTGCGTCGTTCACGATGCTTCATCCTTTCTCGGCGCGGGGACGGGCTTCCGTTCCGCGACCTGGTCCACGGGGCCCGGTTTGACGGCGACCCGGCGCCGCGTGTACTGGACCGCGCCCGCGCCCAGGTTCTCGGCGTGCTCCTGCTCGCGCTTGACGCCCCAGCGGAGCCAGCCCCAGCGCGGATGGTAGAAGTCGCTGTTGGACGCCGCCGCCTTGGCCCTGGCCTCCTCGATCGAGGCGGGGTCGGTCGCAAGCGGCAGCACGACAGGGAACGGGATCTCCTCCAGGTCGTAGCCGAGCACGTTGCCCGTGGCCTGGGCCCTCGGGTCGCCAGGGTCGTACTCGACGTTGGCCGTCCGCAGCCGGTAGCGCTTGTACGACCCGTCTGCGTCCTGGAAGACGCCGATGCTCTCAAGGTAGCGCTTGTCGATCATGGCGTCACCCCGCGATCACGTTGCGCAGCCTGGCGCAGCAGCGGGGGCTCTTGACCATGAGACCCGGATAGCACTCGATACGCCCGACGATGCCGGGGGCAGCTCCTGGTGCGGTCGTCTCGCCGACCTCGCGGACCGACACCAGCGGGTCGCCGTCGCCGCCCGAGATCAGGCCGCAGACGCCCATCTGCTCGTCGAAGATGACGGCGTAGATGGACGACGATGTGGACGTGCCGTTGCCGGGGTCCTCGTCGAAGCCCAGCAGCGTCGTCGCGTCCCAGCCGTCCTCCACGACATGGATCGGCACACCCTGGTAGCGGCTGATCCGCTTCTCGGTGTCGTTGATCGAGCTGTACTGGACCTGGACGGCGCCCGGCTGCGCCAGGACCAGGTTCGTCGTCTTGCGGGAGTTGCCCTTGTTCATGAACAGGTGCGGCTGCCCGATCGACAGGTCGAGCGCGTCCAGCAGCGTGTCGAGCATCGCCAGCGTCAACTGGGCGCCCACGTTCGCCGCGGCCTGGATCACCTGGGCGCCCGTCAGGCGCCGCCTGAGCCCTGGCATCTCCTTGGGCGAGACCAGATCATCGCCCTCGAAGTAGGCCCGTTCGAGCTCTCGGGCGAGTGACCGGGCCTTCATGTCGTACTGCTCGGCCTTGAGGTCGAGCGAGTCGCCGCCCGAGCGCCCATTGCGGAGCAGCGCGTTGTCGAGGAACACGTCGCCGCCGACGATCATCGTCGACTCGATGCGCGGGGCGATCACGCCCGTGGACTCCGAGTAGCCCTCGTTGACGTCGCGCCACTGGACGCCGGGGGCGACCTCCTCGACCCGGTACTTGTACGTCGTCCCCTTGATGGTCTTCTGCGGAAGCAGCGAGATGAAGTCGGATGTCAGTTTGAAGCGCTCGATAACGCCTCGTTCGTACTCGTCCGAGGACATCACCGCCAGATCGGCAAGTGTTCCTGCCACGTCTTATCTCCGTTGGGCGGCGCGAGGCCCTGCCTCGCGCTCACGGCGGGCAGCGCCCGCCCTGAACCAATCCAGTGGTGAGGAGCCGTCCTCGGGCACGCGGCCAGGAGCGCCAGAGCCGGCCGACGCGCCGCCGACCAGGGGGGCGGATCGCCCGTTGGCCGCGGCCTTCGTCCGGAGGCCCTTGACCTCGGCCTCGAGCTCCTTGATGCGCTCGGCCTGCTCGGCCCGCACCCTGGCCTCGACGACGGCGGCAACGTGATCGACGAGCGCGGGCGCGTCGGCGCCGAACGCGATCTGCTGATCGAGCCCGTGCTGCTGGACGCGGTCGGCGATCGCCCTGGCGATGCCCGTCTTGTGACCGCGGTCGGCCAACTGCCAGTAGACCTGTGCGGTCTGCCGCGCCGCGATCATCTTGTCGAGCTGCTCGTCCTGCTCGTACGTCAGGGTCTGGTTGCGGAGACGGGCTCCAGACAGGCGCTCGAAGTCCGCGTCGTCGCCGATCTCGGCGAGCGCCGCCTTCGCCGCGGCCTCCTGCTCGGCATAGACGCGAGCCAACTGCTGCTGGTGGGCCTCGGCCCGCGCATCAGCCGCCCGACGCTCGGCCACCAGCCGCTCGATCTCGGCGTCCCGCTCGGAGATGGCGGCAGCCGCCCCCCGGCGGGAGAGCGCCCCCTGAGCACCCGGCTTCGACGCCTGCCCCTGGTCGGCCTGACCAGGCGTGGCGGATTCCTCGGGTGCTGTCGCGTCGTCTGGCGGTGTCTCGCTGGTGCCACGCCCTGGGCCAGCCTTCAACGCGGCGCCGTCGGGATCGGCTCGAAAGGCCTGCTGCAGAGAGCCTAAGGAGCGGTGATCGGACGGCGCCGCGGACTCAGCGGCGTCGGGAGCGGCCCCGGACGGGGCGCTGTCAGGCTGTGCGGCGTCGGGGGCCTCTGGCATGCAAACGGCCCTGCTCTCGTCCCGTGAGGGACGGCTCAGGGCCGCATCGGGGCCAGGGGTGAACTGCGCTCAGTCTAACACGAGGGACTCGGCGTCGCTACTCGACGTGTCCGGCTCCACCACGATCGTCGCCCACGCCCCGCAGCGCTTGCACCGTCGGCGCACCACGGCACCCGCGGGCGACCACGCCTGGATCAGGACCGTCCGGCACGGACGGCCCGTGTAGGGGTTGTCGGCCTTGCAGTAGTACGGCCTGAGCCGCCCGAGCACCTGCTCCTCCAACTGCTCGAGCGTCGTCACCCGACCATCCCCATCGCCGCTCGCACGGCGCGCTCCCACTCGGGGTCAGCCACGCCCGCGCCACCGTAGCCCCCAGTCATGGACGCGGACAACATCGCCTGCGCCTCCTGGTTGCGGTCAAAGTAGCCCCCGCCGCCAGCAGCGGCCGGCACCCCGATCGGCGAGCCTGCCATGCCGGCCCCGAACTGGGACCCCAGCGCGCCCAGGGGGGTCGGGTTGGGGTTCTGGCCCGTGAACGGCAGCGGTGATGGCGTGGGGCCTCCGACGGCCGGCGCCAGCCCGACAGGCGGCGCAACAGGCGCCTGCCCAGGCACGGGTGGCGGCGGCGGCAAGAGCGGTGCAGGATTGGGCCCTGGGATGCCGAGTGCCCCGAACGCCGAGCGCGCCCCTGCTCCGACGGCCTGGTTGGCGGCATCGACGTTCGCCCGCGTCGGATCGACGGCCGCGGCGGTCGTGGCGGCGATCCCCGCCCCCACGGGTCCGACAGCCGACGGGCCACCCGCCGGCCCGGGTGGGGGCGGTCCACCCGCGGCCGGCGGGGCTGCCCCTGCGCCTGGCCCGAAGCCTGGCAGGTTCATGCTGGCTGCCTGCTGGAGGGCCGGCGGCGGCGGAATGTTCTGCATCGAGGGAAACCCGCCCATGCCCTGAGCGTAGCGCTGCCCCATGTCCATCAGCGTCATCACGCCCTCGGCGATGGCCCGCCCAGAGCCTGGCAGCGCGCCCTCGGCGATGCCCCGCCCCGTCGAGACGGCGTTGTTCATGATGGACCCGGCGTAGGATCGTCGGTTGGCGGCCTCGCCATACTGCTGGTTGCGCTCGGCAAGCTGGTTTGTCCAGACCGACTTCGAGGTCTCGAGGATCGAGTTGATCTCGCTGACCTGGGTCTCGGCCTGCTGGTGCGCCGCCTTGAAGGCGTTGTCCCGCTCCTGGACGGTGATTTCGCCGCGGGAGACGCGCCCGTTCAGGTCTTGGAGGTACGCGCCCAGCGACTGCCCGATCTGGCCGTACTTCGCCTGCAAGACGGGGATGTCAGCGGGCTTGATGGTGGTGCGATCGTCGAGGTCCTTCAGGACGGGGTTGCCGTTCTCGTCCTCGGTCAGCACCCGCATCCGTCCCGTGACGGGGTCGGTGATGAGTTTCGAGTCGGGCACGTAATTCTGGTTGCGGACGAACTCGAGCTCGTTCGTCGTGGGGTTCTGCCGGGCGATCCACTTCTGATTCGACGGCGCCGAGACGGCCTGGGCGGGCTTCGGCTCGACGGGCGGCTGGACTTCCTGGCGCGTCACGGGGTCGAGCAGGACCGTCTTACTCTGTCCCGTGGCGGGGTCGACCGTCGAGACCTGGATGAAGTTCTTCCCGCCGACCTGCACGGGCTTCTCATCGCGGGTGGCGGGCTTCGGGGCGTGCGACACCGAGTCGATGACCTCGTAGGTCGTGCCGTCGGGCCGCTTGTAGGTGGTGACCTTGGTGACGTTGCCGGCCGTGTCGGTGTCCTGCTTCGAGCCCACGGCCTGGCCCTGTTGGGCCGCTGGCGTCTGCTGCTGCTGGTACTTCTGGCTCGGCGTGTACGCCACGACCTCCCAGCCCGCACCGTCCCGTGACGTGCGGGCCTCGACGTGGGAGCCGTCGATGAGGTTGTAGCGGTAGATCGGGCGCTGCTGAAACGCGGGGTCGTCGTCGCCGCTGACTGCCGCGGCCTGGATCTCTTCCTTCGTGGGCGGGCGGAGGATCGACTGCTGCGTGGTGCGCATGCCGCCGTGCTGCGTGAAGAGGGCGTCCCAGTCCCCCTGGCCGACGACCTGCCCTGGTGCCAACGTGATTGCCACGGTTCGCCCTCCCTACCGCCCCAGGGCCTTCTTGACGGTGGCCTCAGATGATCTGCGCGCGAAGTCGGCCCCGCCTTCGGCGCGCACCCGGCTCTCGGCGAGCGTCCTGGCGGTCTCACGAAGCGTCTCGAGCAACTGCTTCCGGACCGACAGCGGCATCGTCTCCCAGTTCGGGCCGGCGATGGTCGGGCCCGCAATGCGCGCCAGCTCACGTCCGAGGGTCTCCTGGTACGCCCGCTGCTGGGCGGGCGTGAGGTCCACGCCGTCGACCGACGACGGCGGCCCCGTGAGATCGACGCCCACGCCACGGAACGCGCCGACGATTGGATCAGGACTCGGTCGCGTCATCCGAGGCCCAAAGGCCCCGAGTCCCTGCTGCGGGTTCTCGACAGGCCGCCCGAGCACGTCCTGGGCGACGGGCAGCGCCGACCTGGCACCGACCTGCTGCTCGAATGCCTGCCCGGCACGCTCGCCGAACGAGGTCTGCGCGCCGCCTTCGAGCTGCCGCTGGGAGGGGTCGAGGGCGGTGGCGACCGTCCTGGCCGTCGCAGCGTACGGGACCGCCTTGGCCGCGGTCTGGCCCGCGTAGCGCGCGATGGCAGCCCCTGGGCTCGGTGCGTCCAGCATGTCGAGGATCTCCGCCAGCGGCGTCAGATACTGCTGCTGGCGCAGGTTCTTGCCGATCTTCGGGGCCGCCTCCGCTAACCAGCCGTTGATGCCCTCGTCGCGCTTCGCGTAGGCCAACGTGTCGTGGCCGTCGCCGATCAGGTTGAGCAGCGTGCCGTACGTCCCGAAGTACCGGTTGGGAACGTAGACGCCGGCCCCTGGCACGTACGTCGAGTACGGCTGCCACCCCTCAGCCTGGAGCATCTTGCGCTTCTCGGGGTCCGTCGGCCCGCTGCCCGTGATGGCGCCCGCGGCGGCTGGCCCGAGGATCATCGCCGCCAGGAACGCCGACCCCTCGACGGCGTCGTAGTGGCGGTCGAACCGGCTCGCCTGGCTGTTCATCTTCCAGCCCGCGGGGGTGCGCTCGGCCGTGCGGACCGCGATGTTCCAGGGCGTCTTGAAGAATGGCGAGACCAGCGGCCCGAGCACGGGGACCTTGTGCAGCGACGCCGCCTCGACCTTCTTGCCGATCGTGCCCAGCTCGTCGCGGAAGGTCTGGCGGTTGGCGTACGACTCGCCCGCGTCGATGACCCGCTGGGTCTCGGGCAGGGTCGGCAGCTCGCCGCCCTGCACGGCCTTGACATCGGCGAGCAAACGGTCGACGTAGGCGTCCCAGTCCCCGCCCTTGAGGCCGAGGTCGGTCGCGACCTGGCTCGCCTCGCGCCCTCGGCCGGCCCTGAGGGCGAGTGCCTGGAACGGCGCATCGGGGAGCCCGCTGAAGAAGCGCCCGCCGACCTCGGTGGCCGCAGCGATCCGGTGCCCGACGGGGTTGATGGTGCGCTCGGCTAAGGACGGCTGGTCCGGGTTCGCGGCGTACCGGCCACGGGCTTTGATGGCGTCGACGATCTCGCCCTTGCTGCCCATCAGCCCGTACAGCCCCTCGGTGAACATGCGGGAGAATTCCCGTGGCTCGCCGCGGCCGACGGCGCGCACCAGCTCCTTCGGCAGCGCGCGCAGTGGCTCGGAGACGTTGGCGATGACGTTGCCAACGGCTGTGGCGGGGCCGATCAGCGACGAGTAGGTGGTGTTCCGAAGTGCCTCGGCGGTCCAGCGGAGCGGCGAGAGCGGCTCCTCGCCGCGCTCGGCCATCTTCCGCGCGCGCTCCTCGGCGGCGCTCAGCACCTTCTGCACGACCGGAGACGCCCCCGCTCGCTGCTCGGGGCCGAGTCGCAGCGCGTCCGCGGCCTCGCCGATCGGTGCCGGGGCCCCTGTCTCCATCCCTGGCAACAGCGGGCGGCGAATCTGGCTCGGCGGCACGTCGCCCAGGCCGATCCGGGCTGCACTCCCGAGCTCGGTCGAGCGCCCAGCACGCCGAGCCAGCGCCATGCCGCCTCGGGCTGCGAGCGGCGGCACCAGCGCGCCCGCCGCAAAGCCCTTGAGGCCGGCGTACGGGTCGTCAGGGTTCATCTGCTCGTTGATCTGCGCGCCGACCCCACCCGAGACCGACGAGGCGATGCCCTGGCCCAGCACGCGGTTCACGCCGGCCAGCCGGTCGGGATCCGGCACCGTCCCGAGCCCCGCGTTCAGGCTGATCGAGCGCGGCGCGTCGTCTCGGAACGGCGGCACGGACTCGGGCTGCCCTGGGTACGCCGAGGTTGCCTCACGTTGCACGGCCGACGTGTCGATGCCCGCGTCCTCGACGGGCCGCCCGTAGCCCGCGCCCTCGATGTCACGGCTCACCATGCGCCGCTGCTCGCGCAACTGCTCGACTCGGGCTGCCGCCTCGTCGTACGCGGACCTGGCAGGGCTGTAGGTGCTCCGTGCTGCCCGGAGCTCGGCTGGGCTGCCCGCGTCCGCTGCCTGCGCCAGCATGGCGTCGGCCGACTCGAGCCTGGTCGCGGCGTGCTCCAGCCGCGCCTCGGCAGCGGCGATGCGGGCTTCGAGGTTGGAGCCGCCAGGCACCGCGCCCAGCGTCCCTGGAGCCAGCGTGCTGCCCTCGGCCGCCATCCTGGCGTCGGCCGCTGCGACCCGCTCGGCGTTGCCGGCCAGGGCCTCGCCGATCCCGCGTCCGGCCGCTCCGAGCCGCCTGCCGGCCGCGGCTCCCAGCTGCGCCACGCCGAGCCCCTCACCGACCAGCGGGACCGCCTCGAGCAGCCCGCGCCCGAGGTGGCCGGCGCGGGCCGCACCCGGCACCCCCGCGTAGGAGAGCGGGTCAAGCGCGCCCTGGACGGCGTACTGCCCGACGTCTCGCGGGCTGGGGAGCGTGACCTCGCTGCCGCCGACGAACGGCACGGCCTCGGGGATGGTCCCGCGGGCAAACGGCGTCTCGGACATGCCCTCGGTCGCGGCCTCCGCAATCGGCTCCGAGAAGGCGTTGGACGTCTCCAGGTACGCCCTGGGCGCGACGACCGGCGCGAAGTAGCGGCTTGAGGGGTCGGTGACCGCGGACGCGACCTCGCGCACGGGGGCGAGCGGGTCCTCCCAGGTTGGGGCGGTCCTGGCCGGCCCTGTCAGGTACGGGTCGATGGCCTCGCCGGCCGATCGAAGCCCCTCGGGGACCGCACTGATGCCCCGCCCGACCGCCTGGCCGACGTCGCCAATGGTCCCGATGGCCGAGCCCAGCGCGTCCATGCTGCCCGTCGTCGAGGGGCCCGGTGGGCGGGGCTGCGCCGCGGGGAAGGCGTCGGAAAGCACCTGCTGGCCGCGCTCGTACAGGCTCGGCTGAGGTGGCGACGGCGGGCTGAGGTCCTGACCTCCGGGTATGGGCGTCGAGATCGTCCCGCCGGCCGTGGGGTCGTTGTAGCCGGGCCCCGACCACTGCGGCGGCTCGGCCTGGTCGTCGTCCTCCATGCCCGCGAGCCAGCGGAGGGTGCGCGAGATGCTCGGGCTGACCATCAGCTCACTCCGTGAGCGGCAGGCTGGAGACAGATGACAGGATGCTCGGCCTCGATGTGCTCGGCGAGCTCTGCCTCAATCAGGGGCGCCGCTCGTTCGCACCACGAGCCACCCTTGCCCCAGACGAGCTCGCCGCAGGTCCGGCAGGCCAGCGCGTGGAGCCGCAGCGCCTCTCGAGCGGGGAATCGGGGGTCGGGTATCCCCGTCACGTCATCCATGGTCAGGCTCCATACCCGAGCGACGCCAGCTCGGCGAGCTCGCTCGTGTCAGGGTCGCGGCCGTTGGCCGAGCGGAACGCCGAGAGCACGTTGTCATGCACGGCAGGAGCAGCGATCGGCTGCGAGATCGTCCCGCCCGCGGTCGGATCGTTGTAGCTCGATGTCGGGATCTCCACGGCCGGCGGCGGCGCCACCGCTCTCGCCACGGGATTGAGCGGCCGCGGCTGCTCAGAGGCGGCGTTGACTGTCCGTTGCGGCACCTGCCGGCCGCCCGTGGCCTCGGCCAGCCCCGTGGGCACGATCGGTGGCGGTGGAGCCGCGCTGCTCGGCACGCTCGCATTGAGTCTGGGGTCGCGGATGATCACGTACCTGCCGCCGTGCCCGATCGGACGCTCCTTGACGCCGCTGCCGCCCGAGACGCTCATGTCGAGCACCGTGCCGGGGCCGGCATAGACCCCCATGTGGTGCGTGATCGCCCCACCCGTGCCCGCGCCCATGTAGAACACGACATCACCAGGCCGCGCCTGCGAGGCATCCACCTCGGCGCCGCCAAGCTTCTTGAGCTGGTTGTACGCCGCGTCGGTGTGGGCCGGCAGGTCGAGCCCGTACTGGTTCTTCCAGACAGCCGACACGAACCCCGAGCAGTCGGTCGTGGCGCCCACGCCCTGGCCCCTGCCACCAGGGCCGCCGAACGTGTACGGCACGCCCTTGTACGCCTCGGTCAGGCCGCGGACGTCCAGGCCGTCCGTAGGTGGCGCCTGTTGGCCTCCCGTGGCCATTGGTGGCGTGGCGGCACGCTCGGGCACCTGCCTGGCTATGGAGAGCACCTTGTCTGACCACGCAGGGTCGGTCGCGTAACCCGCAGCGTGCACGGCGCGGATGAACTGGGCGGGGTCGCCCGTGAGCTTGCCGATCTTGACGGCCTGGGCGTAGCGCGGGTTGCTCTCCAGGAACCCCAGGAAGTCGCCGACGCTCTCGGTGGGCGAGCCGTAGGCCCGAAACGTGTCCTGGATGTTCGTGCGCCCCGCCCCGTAGTCCTCCCACGTCCCCACGGGACCCGTGTTCGCGCCCGTCGTAGGGTTCGAGCCCTTAATTCCGTAATACGCGTTGCCGGGCGCGTCCTTCTGCCAGCCCTGCTCGTTCATCGGGATGGCCGCCAGGATCGGGGCAAGCGACGTCGGGTAGCCCTTTGCGCTCAGCGCAGCCTCGGCCGCTGGGCGGAACGAGCCCAGGAACGCCGTCGGCGAGGAGCGGTCGATGCGGACCTCCCCTGACGGTCCTGGCGCACCGGATGGTCCAGCTGAGGTCTGGCCGGCGGGGCCCGCCGCGGGGCTCGGCCGGCCCAGGAACGACTCCAGCGAGGGCAGGCTGAACATGCCCGGAGCTTGCGTCGTCTCGGCGGCCGGCGCCGGCATCTGCGGCGGCGCCGGCTGAGCGAGCTCCGGCGCTGGCTGCGCCGGCCCCGCGGGGGTCAGCCAGTCCTCGATCTTGCCGAGGCTGAAGCGCGGCACGGACGGCACGACGGGTTGAGGCACGGGGGATGGCTGCGGGGCTGGGGCCGGCATGGCCTGCTCCACCACCTGCCGCACCTGCTGCGTGACGGGCTGCATCAACCGCTCGCCCATCGTCGCCAGGTCCGTCATGGCGCGGTTGGCCGAGTTGGTGAAGCTCCAATTTTCAGTGTCGTCCACGAGCGATTTGGGAGCCCAGCCTAGAGGCATTATCTGGCCCTCCTACCAGGAGAGCAGGTATACTTGTTGCGACACAAGTACCCCCGCGATGCTTGGGGCATCCGGGGGCGTGACACCACGAGAATAGGAGTCTCGCGATGCAGGACCAGTGTATCACCCCCCGGCCATGTCTCGACCCGCGCGGCCGGTGCAACATCCCGCTCTTCGACGACCCGGACGATGGCCTGAAGCCGGCGCTCAACGCCAAAGAGACGTTGAGACTCGAGGTCATCAGTTGCCGAGAATCCGGAGCCTGTGACGCCCAACTGCGGGGTGCCTGCCAGCATGTGTCCGTCTGGCTCGTCCGTCACGATGTGATGGCCCAGGGCATCTTCATGGAGCCGTCCCCGGAGTTGGACGACGACCCGACCGTGACAAGCATGGTCTGCCATCACGTCCTCGTGATGAACTAAGCCATGTACGTCGCTCCCGATCTCGTCGGTCATACGTATGGCCGCCTCACAGTGCTTCGCTTTAGCCATGAACCGAAACCGTACCGTCGCTTCTGGGTCTGCTTGTGCGACTGTGGGAAGGAACGGACGGTGCGCGAGGACTACCTGAAGACCAGTTCCGCCACGTGCGCACTCTGTCGGAGACTCGACATCGCGGCCAGGAACGGCCCCCGCTGGTGCGCGGCGTGCCGCACTTCGGTACCGAGAGATCAGTTCGTCCGCGACCGCTCGACGACTGATGGCCTCAGCCGATACTGCATATCGTGCCGCCGATCTCAAGCGGCCACACGGCGTGCAAGGCTGAAGCGCCGGCGTCCCGATGACATCGTGGCACCATCCGAGAAAGGGTGCCAGGAATGCGGGATCGTCAAGGGCGCCGACCATTTTTGGACGGACAGAACACAGCCGGATGGGCTTGACCGCAGATGCTCTGCTTGCAGAACGCTGTACCACCGCACGTGGTGGGTGAAAAGTGGTCGTGCCCGTCGGCTGCCGAAGGCGCGGCTTGCTCGCTACCGCATGCAGACCAGCGATCTGGAAGCGCTGCTTACCAGCCAGGATGGTCGATGCGCCATCTGCCGGAAGGCATTCGACGGGCCGCGATCCTTCCAGATCGATCACTGCCACGTCAGCGGAAAGGTTCGAGGGGCCTTGTGCCCGTCGTGCAACAACGGCCTGGGCGCCTTTGGAGACTCGGCCCAGAGACTGGAGGCCGCAATCACCTATCTTGCTGACCGAACCTAGCGTCATGGCACCCGACCTCAACCAGCCAACGACGCCGAGCCCTGGGAGGGGCGGTATTGGCGATACGTCTGGTAGAGGTCCTCGGGGTCGTACCCCAGAAGCTTTCCGGCGCTCGACATGAAGCCGGTTTGCGCCTTGCCCATCCGTTCGAGCTCCCCGCCTTGAATCCCCTGCCCTCCGCGCTTGTACACGCTCTCGATCAACTTCAAGGTCGCCTGATCCGTTTCATTTAACCCGTCAAAAGGCGAAGGAGGGCTTGCCTTCGCGATCTGCGCGAGCTGCTTTTGGCGGGGGTCGGCCGTGCCGTAGCCCGACGGCGCGCGCATCCTGGCCAGGTAGCGCCCGAGCTCGGCCTCGTCCTCGGGGGACCAGCCGGCCATGCTGCCAGAGCGCTGGAGCTGGGCGCGCCGAGCGGTCAACTGGTGGTAGCGGCCCTGCTCGTCGGGCGGGAGCGCACTCAGGTTCTGGGCAGCCGCCCCGCCCGTGTACGTGGGCGTCGCCCCCGCGGTCGGCCCGCCATAGGTGCCCGTCCCCGTGGGGTAGGACGGCTGCCCGTACTGCTGACCCGACTGCCCCGCCAGGTACGACTGGTCGCCCGCGCCCCCCGTCAAGGGGCCGCCATAGCCCCCGCCGCCGCCGCCGTACAGCGCCTGGTACTGGGCGTCCGACTGCTGGGCCAGGGTGGACTGGCCCCCGCCGCCCTGCATGCCCCCGCTGTTCGTCGTGTAGTACTCGCCTGGGGGTGGCCCACCCAGGTCGGGTATGCCGCCCATCGTCACGCCGGGAGCGGCAGGGTCGGCAGGGGCACCTGGCGGCTGGCTGCCGGGATAGCCTGGCACGGTGGTGCCCCAGGGCGTCGTGAGCGGGGCCATCGGCCCGAACTGGGCCGTCGGAAACTGCGGCATGGGCCCGAGCGGGGGCGCCGTGTACGCGGGCATGGTCGGGAACTGTGGGAACGGGGAGCCGCCCGGGTCGCTGTACCCAGGCATGGTCGGGAACGTCGGCATCTGGTACGGCGTGGCCTGGTTCTGGAGTCCTTCGGTCGCCTGGGCGAGCAGGCTGCCCATCTGGTTGATGCCCGGTGTGGGCCCGCCGCCTGGGCCAGCCGTGCCCTGGAGGCCGAGCAGCCGCGGCGCCATCGCTGCGAACTGCTGGGCCTGGAAGTAGCGGTCGGGCTGGGAGGCAAGCTCGGTGCCGTACTTCGCGACATCGAGCGCGTAGCGGCGCTGCTGCTCGATGGCCTGCTGCTGCTGCTGCTGGGCGGTCAGGCCCAGTTGTCCCTGCTGGTACGCCGACTGGGCTTCGGCGCTGTACCGGTCGGTCAGCATCTTCGGGATGCCGATCCGCTCCATCTCCTCACGCTTCAGCCCGAGCTCGCCGCGCTGATAGGCGGCGTTACTCTCGGCAACGAAGCGGTCGACCATGACCTTCGGGATGCCCATCTGGAGCATCTCGTCGCGGGCCTGCTGCAACACGCCCTGCTTGTAGGCGACGTCGCCCTGGGCCGCGTACTGCTTGTACTGCAATTCGCCGCGGGCGATCTCGGTGTTGGCGGCGGCGAGGAACTGGTCGATCTGGAGCTTCGGGATGCCCAGTTGGAGCATCTCCTGGCGCGCCTGCTCGAGTTGCCCGCGGTGGTACTCACGGGCTTCCTCGATCCCCGCCCTGGTGTCGCCCGACCGCAGCAGCGCCTCGCGATAGGAGCCGTCGATCTGGGCCTTGCCCAGCTTGTAGCGGTCTTGCAGCTCCTTCATCTTCGCCTGCGTGCCGGCCTCATACATCCGGGCCAGCCGGTCGGCGGCCTCCTGGTCGCTCGGAACGCTGCCGCTGAAATACGGGTTGTACTGCTCCATCGGTCAGCCTCCCAGCGGCATCGGCGGCATGCCAGGGGGCATCCCCGGCGGCGGCGGTCCGGGTGGAAGAGTGCCAGGTGGCATCTCCGGTGGGGTGCCAGGTGGCATGTTTGGTGGCATGTTTGGTGGCATCTCGGGCGGCGTCTGGGCGGGGACATGCCAGAGTGGCGTCCCCGCTGGCGCTGGGGCCATCGGTGGTATCGGCGGCACACCCGGCAGTTGGGCCGGCGGCAGCGGCGGTGGCGGCACGGGATGGCGTGACGCCACCCTGCTCAGCCGCTGGGCCTCGCGGACCTGCTCGGCCCACGACACCGTGCCCGCGGTGTACTGCTCCATGCGCTTTCGGTATCTGAAGTGGGTTAAATCTTCAGCGACTGCCTGCCTGGCTTTCTCGTCGTCCATCCCGGAGGCGAGGTGCTCGGCCAGGCGCTGCTCGGCAAGCTCGCGCATGGCCTGGTCGGTGGCCTCCGGATGCGGCTCGTTCCACGCCTTCGCCCGCCCTGGCTCGGTGATCGGCACCACCTCGACCGTGGTCGGCGGGCCCGCCTCGACGGCCAGCGAGTCGCCAAGCTCTCTGAGCAGCGTCTGGGCGACCGTGGCGTAGACGTTGGCGAAGGTGGACGGCAGCGACTTAGGCATCGGCCACCTCCGCGAGCCAGCGGTCCAGCGCGGCATCGCAGGCGTCGAAGTAGGCCGCGACCGCCGGCTGGGCCCGCCACCTGCTGCGGGTCATCTCTCGGTACGGGGAGCCGTGCTCGGGGCCCAGCTCCGGTGGTGCGCCAGGCTTGCCCTCGGCGCGCCACGCGTACCAGGCAGCTTTCCGCACGTCCTCCGGGCCTCTCCGTGGCCTGGTGAGGCCGCAGCTCCGGGCAATCTCCTGCCACGAGGCCCCGCCAACGCGCAGCGACGCGACCTCCTGGATGCCGTGCCCGTTGGCGCGCTGGACGGCGATGCGGCGGAAGTGACAGGGCTGGCAGGTAGTCGCCTCGGGGGTGACCGCCGGGGCACCGCACGTCGCGCAGGTCCCCGGCTGGGGCGGGGGTGGCGGCAGCCGGTCGCCGCACCACGGGCAGAAGGCCCAGGCGCCCGTGTGGGCCACCTGGCCGTCCTCACCCGCACGCAGACAGCGCGGCATTAGACCGGCCCTCCCGCGCCGCCCGGGGCAGTCCCGTTGGCACCGGCCAGGGCCGGCCGTACCAACCGCATCTGGTATACTTGATGCGACACGAATACCCCCGCACTGCTTGCGACAGCCGGGGGCGTGACACCGAAGGAGGTTCTTCGATGCCCGTACAGTGTACCTGCGCCCAGTGCGGCGCTGCGTACCCCGCCTTGCCCTACGAGGTCAGAGCCGGTCGCCGCTTCTGTTCCACCGCCTGCCGGTACCTTGCCGCCACCGTCGATCCGCGCACCACGTTCTGGGAGAAGGTCCGCAAGTCCGACGACTGCTGGGTCTGGACCGGCAAGACCGATGTGAACGGGTACGGCCTGCTGCGGACCACGTATCGTCCGACGCGGTGGGAGCGAGCGCACCGCGGCGCCTGGGAATTGGCGGCGGGAGAGATCCCCGACGGCATGATTATTGGCCACGTCTGCGACACGCGCCCTTGTGTCAGGAACGACGACGAGGGGTGGTACGAGGTCAACGGCCTGCTGCGTGCGCGGCGTGGGCATCTCTGGCTCGGCACCCAGGCCGACAACATGGTCGACATGTCCGTCAAGGGCCGCTCGACGCGCACCCTCGGCGCGGTCGTCGTGGCCGACATCCTGGCCACCTACGCCCCTGATGGCAAAGGCGGCATGAGCGCGAGCGCGCTGGCGCGCAAGCACAGCACCAGTCCAGGCGTCATCCTGCGCGTCATCAGGACGCATCGGCCCGCCTCGTAGTACGCTCATACCGGCCCCGCCCCGTTGCTGCCCGGCCCCTGGGCCGTACCCATCTGTGGCACGCGGATCCCCATCTCACCAGCGAGGCGGGCATCCGCTGTCTGTGGGCCGCCGCCGACGGCGCCCTGGACCGAGGCCGCGATCGACGAACGGACGCCTGTCTGGACCCCACTCGGCCCCATGGGTGGGCCACCGCCGGCCTGGGCTGCCATCTCTTGTGCCTCGGGTGCAATCGCGGCGGTCGGGGTGCCTTGTGGGGCCAGCAGTCCTTGGCGCTGGAGCTCCAGTTGCTGAGCTTTCTCGACATCCCCATTCCGGCGGGCGACATAGGCCGACAATTCCAGGTTTTCGGGACTCCCGGGGGTCATCACGGCTCGGTAGTACAGGATCTCGGCGATTTTCAGGACCGCGTTGGTTTCTCCAGCAGCCTCCAGAACATCGACCACCGACGCGTACCCTCGCGTCGCGCGATCCATGGTCAGGGTTATCGACGTCGGGTCGGGCTTCTGGCGCCAGGTCGCGCTGAGCTTGTAGCTCTTGCCGATGTCCCGCTCCGTCAAAACATAGCGCTGGGTGACGAAGCGCCGGTTCCCTGGCGCCTCCGGCGGCAATTCCTCGTTGGCGTCGAGGACGTACGGCACGTCGTACGTCCGCATGACAGCTACCAGGCACTCCAGGACCCAGCAGGCCAGGCTCTCGTAGCACTCCAGCACGCCGCGGGGGATGTCGCCGTGGGCGGCCTCGATCAGTCCCGAGGCGAGGCTCATCGCGTGGCCCGAGGCGCCCGTGCCCGCGGGGTTCGCGGGGTCAGGAGCGGTCTGCCCGAGGTTGGCCTGGATCGCCATCATCATCTGCGTGGCGGCAGTGCCGAGCGGCGGCGGCGCATCGGGGACCACCCGCCCAGGGGCCGTCACGAGCTCGCCGCTCAACGGAGGGTCGAAGCGGCGCAGTCGGAGCTGGTTTTCCACCGTTTCCGTATACGCCGCCGCAGGAACATTGTCTCCAGGTTCGACCCATGAGCCTCGATACGCCGAGCGCTCGGCGTGATGCACGCCCGCTGCCAGCATGCGCTCGAGCGTCAAGACCAGGTCCGCGTAGGCGTCCATGAACGGGATGCCCATGCGGTCGGGGTCGGGGTCAGCTGAGTGCAAGCCCCAGTAATACCCCCACATCGGGGTCGTGATCCCGTAGTCCTTTCTCAGGTCGATCAGGGCCGTCTTGTCCTCGCCGGAATCACGGTCACGGCGGTAGGTGGTCTGGCCCGCGACCGAGTACGCGATGCACGGCACGAGCGTCTCGTCGTCCTCGTCCCAGAGGGTCAGATAGGCGGTGTACAGCCAGAGCTGCCCGCCCTTGCCCGTCTTGTTGCCGCGGTCGCCCCTCGGGATCAGCGTGGCCCGCTCGGCTGAGAGCGCGTCGCAGCGGTAGCCGCGGCCGAGCAGGTCTTCGCGCGTGAACAGGCGCCGGACGACCAGTCCCCTGGCCTCGAAGCGCTTGCCGTGGGTTCCTCGGACCAGGATCGGAGCGCAGTCGGTTGGGTCGATCAGGTCGATGGTGACGTACTGTTGCGAGGCCAGCCAGTCCTCGCGGTCCTTGTCGTAGGCGCGGCGCGAGCGTGCGCCGTCCCGCCCACGGTAGCCCTCGTCGTCTGGCCGACGGTCGTCGGCGTCGAAGCTGTACCCATCCTCGGAGTAGGTCGGGACGCTCGCCCAGTCGGTCTCGGCGGGCACGACGGCGATGCCCCATTCGCCGTCCTGGGTGGCCTTGCCGAACAGGTCGGTGACGTCGATGAGCGACTCGAGTGTGGCCTTCATGATCGTCTCGATCTCGTCGGCCTTGTCGGATGGGGAGGGGCGGCCGTAGCGGGTCAGCTCGGGGACGCCGTACTGGGAGGACATGCTGTTGGTCATAGTAATTGCCATAAGACGTTGCGGTAAGGTAAGCCCCGCGATGTCACCCACGGCGCTGATCGAGGAGGGGTCCTTCGCCTGCACGTCGCGAGCCCAGCGGATGCGCTCACGGGAACCCGTGAAGCGGCTATCCGTATCGCGCCAGAGAGCAACAAGCTGATCGCCCTCTAACGCACCGTCGAGGCTGATGGGGTCGGTGTTTCTGGGCGCCATCAGCCGCTCCTCAGCCCGTAGAGCGAGGCGCGCAGCCGCTCAGGGTTCTCTGGGCTGAACGCTAACATCAGGGCTTCCGCTCGATCCGGGCTTTTGAGTCCACGCTTCACGGCGTCTTGCTTGCTCTCGATCCTGACGCGGCCCCTCGGATCGTGCTCATACCTCAGGCCGGCCAGTTGCGACACAAGCGTACGATCGGTCAGGCCGCTGATCTCGCCATCTGCGAACCTTTCTCGTAAACTCCAAAAAAGCTCGGCCTTCAAATTCGCGCAGCGCTCGGCGCCGTCGGTGGACCAGGGCCGCTCGCCCACGTTCACGTCGGAGACCGTGATGCCGTGGTCCTCGAGGTGCCGGGCCAGGTAGTGCCCGATGCCGGCCGTGTCGACGTTGACCCGCTCGAGGCCGCGGTGCCGCCAGGGGGCGAGGTGGGCGAGGACGGCGCCGCGAGGGTCAGGGTCCAGCCAGGCGGCCAGGTCGAGGATTGCATCGCCCTGACGTAGCACGAGCACACTTTCCGCCTCACCCGGTCCTGCAACGTCAAGTCCCCCGTGAACGGGTCCAGCCGCTGGATCGTAGGCTGCCGGTTTGGATCGGGCTTCATCGAGCCACCTCCACTCGATCAGGGCGCCAGCGAGGTCGGCGATAAACTCCGCTTCCAGCTCCTGCCGCGCGAAGTCGCCGCTGTACTGCGAGCGCAGGCTCGAGACGAATGCCTGGGCGATGAACGGGTTTTGTGCGGTCGTCGCGCGGTGCACCGAGGTCTGATCCGTCGCACCCGTGATCCAGACGTCATAGACCCAGTTCATGCCTTTGGGCGTCGTCGTGGCAAAGCATTCGCCAAGCACGCCGTGCTGGCGCAACCGGCCGATCACGATCGGCCAGGTGCCGGGGTGGCAGAGGGCGGCCTCGTCCAGCCACGCCCAGCCCGCATTCGGGCCACGGAGGTGCTCGGGGTCGTCGGCGGACCTGAAGATGACCTCGTCGCCCGTGGCGAGCTCGACGCGGTGCTCGTTCTGCACGACCCTGGCGATGAGCGGTGCCCAGACGTCGAGCGCGGTGCGCCAGGTGGCATCTCGCAGCATCCGATAGGTCGGCGAGACGACAAGTCCCAGTGATGGGCGTTGCTTGCCGAAGCGGCGCACCATCGCTCGTGCGGCGCCCGCGTACGACTTGCCGCTGTTGTGGTGCCACAGTCCGTGCGCCGCATAATGCGCCCCATCAGGCACCGAGAGGTCGTAGAACTCTCCCTGTCGCACGAACCTTATGTCTTCTATGTCGTCCCACCATGCCGTACAATAACAGCATGAATCGGATCGATCATCAGGCCGTCGTGGCAGCCTATCGTCGCCTCGGCACGCAGGCTCGAGTGGCGGCAGAACTGGGGCTGCACCAGTCGACCGTGTCGGACATCCTGCGCGCCAATGGCATCCGCATTGGCAAGGGTGGGTATCAACGGCGATGCTCGGATGAGGAGCTTCTGGCAGCGTTCGCGGAGCTCCAGAACCAGCATCGAGTCGCTGAGCGATTCGGGCTAGCCCCGGCCTCGGTGTCGTATCGGATGCGCCGTCTGGGGGTCCACCTCGGTCGAGGCAAGCGAGCGCCCGTGCATGCGCTGCCGATGGACGAGGTAGCCCGGCGCTATCTGGCAGGCGAGTCGACGCTCGACCTGGGAGCGGCGTACGGGGTCGATGACGAGGTAATCCGCCGTCGGTTGCGGACACACGGAACAGTGCGGCGTGGGCTGATGGAATCGCGGCCGCGAGGCCCCAAGAATTCGCAATGGAAGGGTGGAGCACGGCAGGTGCACTGGTATCGGCGAGAATCGTACGAAGTAGCGGCCATCTGTCTAGGACATCCGCTGCATCCAGACTGGGTGATCCATCATATCGACGAGCACCCGAACAACAATGACCCCGACAATCTGGTCCTCTTCGCCAGTCGTCGCGATCACACGCTGCTGCATCAGCGGCTACAGCATCTCCGACGCCGAGGTCAGCCAGTCGACGCCACCCTGATGGCGTTAGAAGCCGGTGGCCTACGGTTACCACCACCTCCCGCCCCGATCGTGTCCGGACGCGATATAGATCCGCTCGCCCTTTTCGAAAGGCTGGCGTCGCCCAGGCCGGCCCTGCCAGCGTCCTGACCACCGAGGGTGTCGTCAACTCCGCAATCGGCACGCCCTCGATGAGGGTCTCGGGCGCCACGCATCCAACGCCCCCCACCAACAAGATGAACGGATGCGGGTCATCCACAAACGCCCGCTGCGTGGCGGAGAGCTTGAGCGCGTACGCGCCCCTAGGGGCTTCGGCGATCATCGATGGTCTCGATCACGATCCGGAGGGGGCCGCCGTCGCCGCCCGTCAGCGCGGCCTTCGGCTCCCAGAGGCCCGCAAGCTGGAACAGCCACTGCGCGTGTGGCAGCGAGCCCTTCTTGGCCTCGGCGATCTGTGCGCCGAGCACGGGCACGAGCTCGCCGCGCAGCCGCTCGAAGGCCAGGGCGTAGACCGCGTCCCCCCAGCCCGGCAGCTTCTTCCAGGTGCACAGCGTGACCTCGTGCACCTCCAACTGCCGCGCCAGGGCCTGCTGCGAGCGCGGCTCGCGCTGGGATGGCGGCAGGGCTAACCACGCCTGAAACGCCAACTGATCGGGCGTCCACAAGTTAGCCGGCGCCAGTTCGCGCGTTGCCACGGCTACGCCGAGACCCGCCACGGGAATGGAACCGCCGTCAGCAGGACAGCCAGGGCGAGGGCGGCGAACATCCCCGCCTCAAGTGGGTCCATCCGCCCGATCACGAGCAGGACGACGGCAACGATCAGGACCAGCAGGGCCACCAGCGTCCCGAGGCTCACTTCCCGTACCCCTTCGGCTTCTTCTTCGGCTTCCGGGCGAAGTCCTCGAGCTGCGACTCGGTCATGCCGAGTCGACTCTTCTTGCCCGACCGGACGCGGTTGAGGTCCGCCCCCATCGCTCGCTGCTGCTTGGCGCTGGTCGCAGGCACGGCACACCCCCGGGGCACGAATTGTCCTCATCATACACCCACTTTTGACTTTTTACACCGAGCTTCGCCCTGAGCCTGTCGAAGGGTCGCCGTGCCAGAGCGCGTCCATCGTGGTCTCGAGCGCCTCGGCTATCGCCGCGAGCGTGTACGCCTTCGGCTCGTGGTGGCCGCGCTCGACGTTGACGATCGTGTCATGGGCGACGCCGGCCACGGCCGCGAGCGCTGCACGGGACAGCCCGCGCTCGAGCCGCCGGCCACGGACGCGCTCGGCGAACGTGGCGATCGCCGCTCCCCGTCGGACGCGGTGCTCGCCGATGCTGATCGGGACGTCCGCGACCCGGGACATCGGCACGTCGGAGGCCTTCACGGCTCAGCCCCCGAGAGCCTGAGCGCGAGCCTGGAGAGCGGCTCCGGCAGCTCGTCCCACTCGGCCTCGGCCGGGTCGCACGGCTTGCGGTCTCTCCAGCCGTTGCGCTCGGCCGGCCAGCGGACCCAGCGGCCGTCGACCTCAGCCACGTAGTCAGTCCCGTTCGGGTGTACGACCACCACGACCATCCTCACCCCCTGGTGTGCGCGAGCCGTACTTCGTGCGGAGGTAGCCTGACACGTCGCGGAGCACCTGGCGCTCGGCCTCGTCCAGCATCTCGACGCCGGCCACGTCGATCACCCGCCAGGTCACCATCACGAGGCGGAGGAGCAGCCGGTCGGGCGAGTCCGTCACCGGTCGCCCCCTGGGCGGGGCGGCGTGCGGTCCGTGCCGTCGAGGATCAGCCGGTCACCGTCGTAGCGGATGTCCACGTTCATCGGATACCGTCCCTCGCGGCGCGCCTGCTCCTCGCCCTGCTGGACCTCGCGGGATCGGTCGGCGTGGCCGCGGATGTAGCCGCGGCGGTAGACCCGGTAGAGTAGCTCGTCCAGTCGCTTCTCGACGAGCGCGTCGAACCCGTCGTGCTTGAGCCGCGCGTACTCGTCGCCAAACGCCGCCTCGATCACCTCGTTCATCACGGACATGCTCGGGGGCCCTCCAGCAGCCGCGTGACTTTCTCGATGTCGTGCGGGCGGGCGACGAACGCCGCTTGCCCGCACGCCCGCAGCTCGACCAGCGCGGCAAAACGTGGCCGTGACAGCCTGCCCCGATCAGGCTCCGCGAACAGCCAGAGCACCCGCGGCCGCCGCGTGAGCAGGAAGTCCGGCTCCCAGTCCGCGCCGAACGCCCGCACGTGCCAGCCGTGCAGCTCGGCCATATCGCCGAGCCGCCAGCGCCAGGCGTGGCGCGAGAGCTTGGGATCTGTGTCGAGGTAGGTCATGGCAGGCTGGTCTCCCGCACCCTGGGCTTCCCGAACTTCTGCCGCAGGTAGAACGACAGATCGCCGAGCGTGCGCCGCTCCTCCTCGGCCAGCATGTCACCGCCGGCCACGTCGAGCACCCGGCGCACCACGATGGCGACGCGAAGCAGCAGCCGGTCGGGGCCAGCCTCGTCGAGCTGGGCGAGCCTGGCTGCGCGCTCGTCGGGTGTCGTGGCCGTGCTCCCCGGGCTGGGCGGGTTCTTCGGGCGGGGCTCGCTCTGGAGCGCGAACAGGCGCAGCTTGATGCGGTCGAGCAGCAGCGTCTTGTCGGTGATCGCCGTGTTCATGGTCCGTCGTGCCGCCCTGAGCCACCGCTCGTCGGGCGTCCCCGCCCAGGCCGTGCCGGTCCCGACCGCGTGGATCTGGCCGTTGAGTCGTTGCTTCTCGATGAACAGCCGGCTGATCTGCTCGCGGATCTCGATCCGTAACGCCAGCAGCTCGGACGTGTTCAGCGCGTCGATGTCGGGCGCGTCGGAGGTCGGGGCCGCCGAGACGCCGTTCTGCGTGTGATCCATCGTCATCCTCACTCCGGCGGGTAGACGCAGATGTCGCGTGTGCCCGTCAACTGGTACGCCTGAGCCCGCGTCCACACCGCCACGTCGATCTGTCCGTTCGCCAGCCGTCCGCGATCCGCCACGCGGAAGGTGCCGACGTCGGCGATCTCGACCACGGAGTCGATCGGGATATCCCACCCGGCCGCCGCGATCGGCTCGCGCGTGGCGATCGGTGTGCCGTCGAACGTACGGCCCGAATGCTCGCCCCGAACGTATCCGGTCACAAATCCTCGGTAGCAATACGCCGCATCGGCCGTGCGCTCCGCGGGCAAGAAAGCAAGCAGGACGCCGAGCATCAGGGGTCGCATCGAGTGTCCTTTCAACTACCGTGGTGCATCCAGGGCAAGCTCGAAACGGACGGCGAGCGGCGCGTCCTCATCGGCGACGACGCGGCCGAGCACGAGCAGTTCGGCGCGCGGAAAGAACGCCATGCCGTACGGACCCATCTTCGTGCCGTCATAGCGCTGCACCACCGACGCGAGATGCTTGAGCGACTGATGGAGCACCATGCCCGTATCGAGCTCGTAGAACGCGAGCCAGATTTCGACGCCGCCTACTTCCTCGACATCCAGGTACCGCTCGAACTTGTCGAGGTCGATGCCGTGCACCGACTGGTAGGTAGCCCGATGGAACGCCGCCATACTCTTGGTCTTGACCTCGACCCAACGCCGCTTGCCTGCCCGGGCGGTGTCGAGATCCGGGATCGGCAGTGCACCGTCGTCGCCCCGCATGCTCGGCGCCCGGTCCCCGTCGGGGCCGGCGTAGTCGTAGCTCGGGATGATCCAGTAGCCGAGCGCCCGCAGCATGGCCGCAACCACCTGCTCGCCTCGGCGCCCCAGCTCGAACTCGGGCGTATCGCGCAGCGTCCTCGTCGCCATGTCACCTCCGCTCGTCATCGAGCCGAGTCCAGATATCGCCGATCTCGCCGAACGCGGCCGCGAAGTCATCGCGGCGTTCGCCGAAGTACGCGACGGCCGACGGGAACGGCGCCGAGTTGGCCGCTCCGCTGAACTTGAGCCGCCCGCGCACGAAGCAGATAGCCGTGTCGCGCATAGCTACCCACCACTCGGTATCCGTCCTGGCCGGCACCAGCGCGATGGCCTCGGTCACGTTGCCGGCCGCGTGCTCGGAGGCAAGCTTCGTCGTCCAGGCCGCGATAGTCGCGCCGTACGGCGGATTCATGTACACGCGGCCCAGCCAGGTCCGACCCAGCCCGTCGTCGCCCTCGACGAAGCGCACGGCGGCCGGCACGTTCGGGTCGCCGAACGTGTTGGAGCACGGGTCGAGGTCAATCGCGCCGAGCACCTGGAGCGTGCGCGCGATGATGTCGGGCGGCGTGAGCCACTCGTCCTCCTCGCTCGACTTGTGCACCGCCATCTGCCACGCGCGGACCAGGCCGCTCGTCGTGACCTCGGTCGGGTCGTCCTTCCCGACCTTCAGGCCGCTCTCCAGAAGCTCGACATTCGCCCGCACGCGGTTGACGTACGTCGCGACGAACGCCTCCGAAATGCCCGAGACCTTCTGCCAGCGAGAAACCTGCATGTACTCCAGGCCGAGATCCCTGTACGTCGGGGGCACCTCTAAACCCCTAACATCATGTGAGGGGTTTTCCGGAGGACGGCCGCCCTCGTTCTTGTCCATCTCCGTTGTCAGTTCGCCCAGACGATGCTCCGCGTACAGCTTCCGCTCGGCGGCGTCGTTCTGCGCCTGGAGCCCGAGCCGTGCCTTCCGTACGTAGTCCACGATCGCCTGGGCCTTGTCGCGGTAGTCCTTGACCACAAACACGTCATCCATAGCAGCCAGCCATGCCCGCTCGTGGTCATCGAACCTCGCCGCGACCGTGGGCGCACCGTGGACCGCTACGACAGCATTGCTCACACACCCTCCCTACCCGTGACGATCTGCGCGTGTGCGCCGGCCGCGTCGCCGGCCTCCAGGAGCGCCGCCCGGACCTGGTACGGCGAGACCACGGCGCCAGCCCACGGCGGGGCGCGGAGTCGCAGCGCGCCGTCGGGACCCCGCCCGAGCAGCTCGAACGCACGGACCTTCTCCACGTTCGTGGGCAGCCAACCCGCGGTGAGCGCGGCCCTGGCCCGTTCCCAGAGCCCGATATCGTCGGCCGTCGTCGGCGTCAGGGCATCGGCCCCCTCCGCTGTGCGGAGGGGGTTGGGGGGAGGGATCCGGTCCGGTCCGGTACTGTTCTGTCCGGTTATGTCCGGTAGCCCCTGTACGTGCGATGCACGTGTGCCGGTGGCGTGCGCTGCACGTGTCTCGTCGGGGTCATTGCCGTTGGTTGCCGCGCGAGCCTTCTCGCGGGCCTCGCGCATGCGCCGTGCGTTGGCCTCGCGGCGGTCCAAGAGGCGCCCGGCGTAGGCGTCCCAGTCGTGGATTGCCAGGTCTTCGTCCAAGAAGCCGGCCGCGATCATGGCGCGCACGAACTGGCCGGGGTCGTCGTCCCAACCGGCTGCGTCGGCGATCACGTCGGGGTCGAAGCGGCTGAGATCGCCGTTCGGCGCGTACCGCACGGCCCACGTCCACGTCATGACCACGTGCCCGATCGCCTGCGGCAGCGTCACGCCCAGCCGTCGCCGCAAGCGTGCCGTCTTCGGGTGGTCCCGCAGGCCGATGTGCAGCTCGAGCCAGTGGTCGTCGGTTCTCACAGGAGCCGCTCCTGACGGACCGGCGCGCACGTATCGCACCCGGTCGGCAGTCGTTCGGCGTCGGGCGCGGCGCGCAGCTGGAGCGACCAACCCCGCGTGATCTTCGCCTTCATCGTCTCCAGCCCCCGAGGCGTGTCGGTTGGCACCGCAAGATGACGGCAGCCACACGGGCGCAGGTTGACCCACACGTCGTCGATCACGGTCAGAACGGCCGTTCTTCCTCGGTCAGGTCGTCGGCGGCATTGGTGGCATCGGCGAGCAGGTCGGCACGGTCCTGCTCCTTCACAAGGCGGATGCGGGCCAGCAGATCGGCGGCCTCGTCGTCGCTACAGCGCGCAAAGAACGCCGTCGAGCTGTCCGTTTGCTTCGCCTGTGGCCAGTCGAGCAGTGCTGTCCACTGCCGAAACCACTTGTGGCGCTCGTCTGGGTCCTCGTACGGCGTGCCCTTGACGATGCCATGCCACGCGCCCAGCCACCGCTCGACCTGCTTCGGGTCGCGCTTGAACGTCGGGCGCACGCCTGTACGAGCTGGGCCAGGGTCGTCACGCACCGGCAGGTCCGGCTCGTCCTCGAAGCCCGTTTCGACGCCGCCGGCCGTGTCCTCGAAGGTCGGCTCGCCGATCACGCGCGCCATGTCTGGCCGCTCGGCAAGCGCGCGTTGCTCGGCGGTGGGGTGCTCGATGATGTTGCCGCCAGCATCGACGTAGACGCGCCTGGACCGCGGCATGCTGTCGTCGTCCGGGATCGACATGCCGACCATGCCGAGCACCAGCCGTCGCTTGGCCTTGGTGTGGCACTTCATCAAGGCGTTGCCGTACTTCTGGCCTCTGAGCGGCTGGCCCTGTGCGTCGGTCAGGTCGAGATAGGCGACGTTCGTCTCCTGCCGGCCGTCCGGCATGGTCCCCTCGAGGACCACCTTGTAGAGCGTGCCGACGATCTTCTCCTCGACCAGACGGACGCGGATCTTGTGCAGGTACGCGAGCTGGTCGGTGCAGGTCTTGTTGGGGTAGAGCGTGAGCTTCTTCCCCTTCGTCTCGGGGTCGTAAAACTCGATCCAGTCGAGCGGGCGGGTCCGTGGATTGATGGCGAGTGACCGGCAGACTTCCAGATAGAGCGCGGCGCGCTGCGCTGACGGCAGCCGCCCCAGGTCGCCGGTTCCGAGGTAGTGGTCGAGCGCCGACCTGGCGGAGGCGGCGTCGGGCAGGGCGATGTCGTCGGGGTCGATGTGGACGAGCTCGGTAGTCACGATCCCTCCGGTCTGGTCGCTAAGGCGATGCGTGCGGCCTGCCCGTGCCAGCCGGCCACGGCGCCTCGACGCGCTCGCGGTGCTCGGTGCTCGACGCAGGAGACGCAGTAGCCGCCGTAGGCGTGCGGCAGGTCGGTCAGTCCACATCCTCGGCAGCGGTCCCAGTTGGTCGCCCAGCCGTCGATGCGGAGGTAATAGTTGTCCGACGGCGTTGGAGCAGCGGTGCCGATCGGCAGTGCCTCCAGCCGGTAGCCGAGCTGCGGGACCGTCGAGATCAGCCCGCCGTGCGGGTGCAGCCGCCGTCGGAGTCTCGCCATGTTGACGCGGAGCGCGTGGCGGTACGTCTCGACGGGCGTCTCAAGCGTCCCGTACCCCCAGGTGCCGGTCGCAAGCTGGGCGTGCGTCGCGGTCTGCCCGACGCGACGAGCGAGGGTGAACAGGATGCGGAGCTCGGTCATCGTCGGTGCGACCGGCCGTCCGTCGAGCGTGACGGTCGAGTTGCCGACGTCGACCCCGAGCGCGCCCGTCAGCACGGGCGCCTCCTCCGGTTGGCCCAGCCGTCGTCCGTACGCCTCGTGCGCCGCGGGGTCATGGATCTCCACCTCGGCGCGGAAAAGGTGCAGCGCCACGATCATGGTCGCGGCGATGCAGCCATCGCCGCAGCCGGGCCCGTCGAGCCGTCGTCCGCGCAGCCACGGCGGCGCGCTCACTGCCTGGCCCTCGGGTCCGGGTAGGCCAGCCCGAACAGGTCGAACACCTCGCGCTCCGTTCGTGTCTCGATCCGCTCGCCGGACGCGCCCCTGGTCAGCCAGCCGCCTCGAGGCTTGATGCCGATCGGCAGCAGGCCGGGCCGACCGTCCTTCGTGGTGTGGCCGACCGGGACCACGAGTTGACGGCTGTAGGCCGCGGGGCCGGTCCGGAGCGCGACGATCCAGCCGAGGCGTGCGTGCTCGGGGGTAAAGAGGTCAACAGCCAGACCCTCGAAGGTGAACGACTTCCACGACGGCCCCCACATCCGTTTGCCGTCGGCGCGTATCCGTAGGCGGATACCGTCGTTGTCGGCGAGCGTGGTCAGCCTGGCTGCGAGACGGTCGTTCGGGACGGTGCGGACCACCTCGCCGAACAGGTCGCGCTCGTGGCGCAGCTCCACGGACGGGACCACGACGAGCTCGACGTCGCCGCAGGTGGCCTCCCCACGTCGGATCGAGCCCGCGATGATCGCCTCGTCGCAGCAGTCGGAGATCTCGTCGAGCAGCCGCTGCGCCACGGCGTAGGCGTCGGCGTACGGCAGGCGCGTCTCAGTGGCGGCCACGATTGGCACTCTCTGCCCGCACCCAGGCGAGCAATTCGTCGGCCACGGCAGACAGGAGGTCTGGGTCGATGTTCGACGAGACCAGCATGGCGATTCCGTGGCTGACCCCCGCATACCAGGCGACCCTGGCCTCGCGGATCGTTTCCAGGACCACGTCAGAGGGACGGTGGGCGATCACGTCCGCGAACTGACCCGACGCCACGTAGTCAACCCAGCCCTCGTCGAGCGTGGCACGCGCTGAGGGCTTCTCTTGAGCGCTCATAACGCGACTCCGTGGAGGCGAGCCCACGCCATCGTGACGGCCAGGAGCAGGACGATGAAGATCGCGAATGCCCAGCAGAACCCGGCGATCCAGGTGCCGGCCTCGTGCTCGTCGGCCGGCAAGGTGGACAGGATCTCGGCCGCCAGGCCGGCGACGATCGCGGCGAGCAGCACGCGCATAGGGGCACCTCCGGGCATGGACATGGAGAGGCTGGCACGTGAGGCCGGGCACGGCGCCTAGGAGGCGCGCTGCTCGGCGTAGCCACGGATCGCCTGGAGCACGACCCAGCGGGCCTGCTGCTCCGGCAGGCGGCCCTCAGACTCGGCCAGGTCGACCAGGACGTCCCACTCGTCGCCGGCTAGCCCGAACGCGATCAGGCGGTTCTGGCGCCGGCGTGCGCCGTCCGGGGCGCGACGCCCCGCCGTGCGAATGTCGGTCAGCGTGGTCATGAGATCTGCCTCGTTTCGTCGGTGGTACGCTCGTGCTCGACCGTGAGCAGTCCGCGACGAGCGTCGGCGCGGTAATTGCGCAGCGTGCGTTCGCTCACGCCGTGCCCGTTGGCGATGATGGGCCACGCCAGTTTGCGGTTCGCGGCTTTGATCGCGGTGGCCGACTCGACGATCTGCTGGATGGCCTCCGGGGCCTCTTCGACGCGAGTCCGACGGCCAGGTCGGCTGAGTTGGCCGATGAGCAGATCTTCGAGACGTGCGAGCAGGTGACGGTCGGCAGCCAGACCACGGCGACCGGGTATCCATGGAGCGAAGCCGGCCACGCCCGAGCGGTCGACCTGCCAGTGCATCCTCGGGCCGTCTGGCGTGCGCCACGCGACGGCATAGACGTACCAGAAGCCGGCCAGTCCGTGATAGTTGGCGTCGGCGCCCGTCGTCGGCGACGCCGATCCAAGCAGATCGAGATGGCACCCGGCGAAGCGCGCTAGCGAGCTGTCATGCACGAGCCGTCGCGTTACGGCGCTCCGCCCCCGATGCTCGACGATCGGGACGAGTCCCGGCTCGATCGGCCCGAGGTGCAGCCATGACCACCCCGGGCCGCCGCCGTGATACCCCAGCGCCTCCCCGAGGAGCTGAGGCGGGACGCAGTGCGGTGATGCATGGCAAGTCCAGCGCGACGCCGTTGTCATGGTGCCGACCTCCGATGATCGGAGTCCCAGATGGTTGCCCGGTGCAACTGACGTAGTTGCCATAATACAAGTGACGTGCACCGGGAACGAGACGAACGGGCGGGTTTTCCCGCGTCAACGAGACAAATGTCTCGGGTGCTGCTGGCCGTGCGGCGGGCCGCTCGAAGCTACCCGTCGGACGGTGTCCGGGCGCACCAGCAGGTGAACCTACGGCCAGTCTAGCGTGTTCGAGCGGAAAGAAACGGCACGTTTTACATGACAAAACGTGCCGTTTCTTTCCGCTCGTGGCCGGTACGCTGGTCGGTATGGATGAGCAGCAGCGAGGGCGGGACACTGCGCCCCCCGAGCCCCCGCTTCGACGGGCCCTGACCGCTGGGACGAAGGCGTCCCTGGCGGAGCGGCGGGTGGCGTGGCGGCAGCTCTGGGCCCTGTTGCTGGCGCCGCCGCGGGCCGATGAGGCGGAGGTGGTCAGCCGACGCGGGCGAGCGCGGAGTCGGCCGACCAGCGGAGGGTGAGGTTGGTATTGTGTACCGAACGCGCTGGCGTTGGGTACACAATCTCCTCCCCGTCAGGCACCCCAGCCCGCATCTCCCACCGCGGCTCGTGGTCCGCGCGCCAGACCGTGACCTCCACCCCGAACGCCACCACCGCCAACCGCCGCTCCGCGTACCCGAACTCCTCCAGCCGCCGCCCCACCCGACGACACCACGCTCCCAGCGCCAGGATGCGCTCTCGCGCCGCCACCGCCGCCGCGTGCCGACCCAGCACCCGCGACCGCTCCTCGGCCAGCGTCCGCTTGCGCTCAGACAGCAACCGCATCTGCCCCACGATCGCCGCCGCCACGTCCGCGTCGCCGCCGGCCAGCCCCAGCCCGCGCGTCAGGTTCTCAAGCTGCGGCCCGATCGCCCCAGCCTCACGGTCGATCGCAGCGAGGTCCGGCTCGGACGGGTCCTCGGACGCCGCCCGCTCGAGCTCGTCCGCGATCCGCTCGGGGTCTGCTAACACCCGCTCCAGCCGCGTCCAGATCGCCTGATCGAGCAGATGCGCGCTGATCCCGTGGTAGCAGCGGGTCTCGCTCGCCCTGGCGCAGCGGTAGAGGTAGTTCCCATTGGAGAGCCGGAGCCCCGACATCACACCCCCGCAGTACCCGCACCGCACGTGCCCCGCACGTAGCAAGTACCGTTCGGGTTCGGGGTTGTTGCGGGCCGCGTGCGCCTTGTTGGTCTGAAGCCTGGACGCCACGGCCGCGTACTCCTCCGACGTCACCAGCGGCGGGATGGTCCCCTCGGGCAACGGGACGTGCTCCTCCGTCGGACGGAGCGTCACGCGCCGCTTCGCGCGCCGGCCGCTCGTCGAGCCCGCGACCCGCTCGCTCTTGTAGCGGTTGGCGACGGCGTAGCCCGAGTAGCGCGGGTTCTGGAGGATCTTCGAGACGGTGGTGTACACCCACACGGCCTTGCCCGTCGCGGTCGGGATGCCCGACGCCGTGAGGTCGGCCGCGATCCGCCGCAACGTGGACCCCGCCAGGAACTCGCGGTAGATGCGGCGCACCACCGTCGCCCGCGGACCGTCGAGCACGTAGGCCGTGCGGTCCTCGTTCCAGGCGTAGCCGTCGAGCACCCGGACCCCCGGCAGCGGCAGCCCCTTGGCGACGCGGGTCCGCAGCCCGCGCTGGGTCCGCTCCTTGATCTTGGTGTGCTCGACTTTCGCGACGTACCCCTTGATGCTGCGGAGCAGCTTGCCCTCGGGCGTGTCGTCGTACGACTCGTGCGTGAACTCGACCTCGACGCCGTAATACTCGGCCTCAGACAGCAGCACCACCTGATGGTCGGGCTCGCGGGCGAGCCGGTCGAGCACGTCCACGATCACCCCGTCGGGCGGGTCACGGCGCCACGTGTCGCGCATCCGCTGGAGGTCCGGACGGTCCCAGAGCTCGAGGCCCGTGAAGACGTCCTCGAAGACGTGGCGCACAACCCCGCCGCGATCTGCCACGAGCGCACGCGCGTCGCGCTCCTGATCGTCGAGCGAGGCACCGTGCTTCTCCTGGCCGCCGCCGCTCACGCGCTTGTAGATGTCGTAGACAGGCGGCCCGCCGATCGAGGGTCGCTCGGGTACACTGGTCATGTGGGATCTCCTCAACAGGTCTCACCGCGCCCCGAGCCTGTTCACCCAGGCGTCGGGGCAGCATGTTACCTGGGCTGGTCGTCGTTGGTGCCCTGCTGCTCGGCACGTTGCCGCCTGGCTGCGCGGCGCTCCAGCGCTTCGTTGAGCAGCCAGACCAGCTCCGCATTCATGGACCGCATATCCTCTCCCGCCGCCTCCTGAAGCTTGGCGTGCGTGGCGTCGGGGAGCCTGATGGTGATAGCCACGAGACCGGGCCTCTTTCGCATGGCGCAGAGTATAGGCCAGTGGCGCCATTCATCTACCTGACCTATAGCGGAGTATAACAGACTGGACGCCACAGTGGTTGCCACATGGTGTCACTTCCTGGTATAATCATGGCAGAGAGAAGCCCCGCCAGTGCTCGTATCACGGACGGGGCTCGACCATCCTGGAGGCCAAATTCCATGACAGTCAACACCAGTCTAGCCGACGGCCAGTCGCTCTCGTCAACCTTCACGGGCCGCGTCGCCGCGGTCAACCCGAAGGGTCTGAAGCTCGACGGGCACGAGTCTTGGATGAACTTCTCGAAGTTCGCCGTCGGGATCGTCGCCCCCGAGCGCGGCGACACCGTCTCGGTCACGGTGGACAAGGCCGGGTTTGTCAGGTCCGTGACCCTGCTGGACGGGCCGCTGCCCGTGGCCGGCGGCAGCGATGTCGCCCGCCCCACCCCCACCGAGAAGGATCGCACCATCACCAGGCTGGCCGTGCTCAAGGCCGCGGCAGAGTTTGCGGCAGCTCGGCCGCAGGTGAAGTCCGGCGAGGTCTTGCTGATCGCTGAATCGTGGGAGCGGTGGATACTCCGCTCAGGCGATCCGGTCGAGGATCTCGCGGAGGCGTTCTGATGTCCGAGCGCACGCAGCAGTGCATCATCGGGCTCTCGATGCCTATCTGCGGCATCCTGTTCGTGGTGTGGGCGTCCGGCGACAGCCCGCCGGCCGCGTGGTGGCTCCCTGCGCTCACGACATGGCCGGGGCTGCTGGCCGTGCTCCTGATTGGCTGGGTCGAGGTCACCCGATTCTTCATCGGCGGCGTCCTCGGCGCAGCAGCCGTCGGGATGGTGCTGCTCGCTGTCGACGCCCTGCTACGGCGCCGATGATGACCTCGCGGAGGCGTTCTGAGCGCGGGCGGGCTGGCGCGGCGCTGGCCCGACCTATCTGGTCTTACATCGGGCTCACACTGGAGAGCGAGTTATGGCGAGCCATCGTGACGAGGCGTTTGAGGCGTTCTACGACAAGCTGGCCGTGCCAGATGACGCCGATCCGAGAATCCTTTTGCGTACGGTATGGGAGGCCGGACGCTGCTATGAGGTCGAGCGGGTGGACGCCCTCGCTCGCCACCGCATGCGCCTGACCAGCCGTGAGGACGACCGTGGCGAAGGGGCGATGTAGTCCTTCTGTCTGCGAAAGATATCCAGCTTTTTGTCGGCCACTAAGGAGGGAGACGAGTTATGGCGAGTAGGCGTGATGAGGCGTTCCAGGCATGTGTGGACAGCCTCTCGGATGATGAGTGCAAGGTGGATCGAGCGCTCTTGCGCAAGGCGTGGGAGGCCGGGCGGCGCTACGAGGTTGGGCGAGTCGACTTCCTGGCTCGGCGCGACTGGTCAAGCAACACCGACGAGGTGGAAGCGCAACTGATAGGGCGACCAGGAGAGCGCCCGTCATAAGCACGCGTACGTCGGGCACTCAGGAGACGCGATGAACGAACACGAGCGCGCCGCTCTCGACGCCCTCAAGGCGTACGCACTGAAAGTACGGGCGTACAACGCGCTGATCGACGCCCCGAATCTCGACTACTCGTCGCCCGCGTACATCGAGGCAGCGAACGCGATGGAGGCCGCCAACGATGCGGCTATCGCTGCCGCCGAGCAGTTGTTGACGGAGCCAGGAAGCTGACTCGGAGGATGCTTCCGATAATCAGCGATAGGGCGCCCGTTCAGCGTCACATCGGCGCGTACCGGAAGCCCTGACTGATCGGCAGCGCCCAGACATAGCTCACGCCGTTCTGGCCGAGTGCTTGCTCCACGTCGGCCGGCGACTGTCCGAGCGGGAGCCAGGTGCTCCGCGACTGCGCCGGCAGCGTCCCATCGGCCGCCATCATCTGGAGTAAGCCGCTCCCGATCAGCCCGGCCCAGGCCGCGTATGGGTCGTCCGGCGGCAACGTTCCGGGCTTCCCCCAGAACAGGAGATCAGCGGGCGTCCCATTGAACCGATTGCCATCGGCCGGCGTCGAGATCCCGGGCACGGTCGCGCGATCCGTGAACTGCCAGAACGCAGCCGACGGCCACGGTTGAGGCGCCGGCGGCCACGCGCTCGCGCCGTAGTCAGCCAGCCAGAGACCATACCGCGCCAGCTCGGGCACGTCAGCGAACCCGTGCGGATTGGAGAACCAGGCGCCCGTGTAGATGAGCGGCGGAAACCCGGCGACCTGCTCGACGCGGCGGCACCAGTCGAGCGCCCACTGCCCCAGATTGCCGGCCCCCTGCTCGATGTCGAGCACCAGCATATCGCCTCGTACGAGGCCCAGCGGCGCGATCGTCGACAGGAAGTAGTCGGCCTCGGCAATCGGCCCCGGCCCCGGCAACGGCTGGCCGCTACTTTCAAACGCGAAGTGATAACAGCCACGGGTGAGCCCGGCCGCGGCCATCGACTGCCAATTCGCGGCCAGCGTCGGATTCTGGTACCACGCGCCCCCGGTTGCTTTCGTGAACCCGAACGAGCAGCCCGCTGCTCTGACCGCCGCCCAATCAACGTAGCCCTGGTGAGACGAGACGTCGGGCCCGTACGCCTGCCCCGTCGGGGCCGGCACCGACCCCCCGCCGCCGTTCTCGGCCTCCGGATGGGTCACCCGGACGCAGTTGAACGGACCCAGGCTCGCAAACTGGGCGCGGTCCATCGTCTGATACACACCCTGCCAGCCGCTGGCGGGGTTCGCCAGCAGCAGACGATCCATCAGCGGGTCGTAGCCCCGGAGCCCCGACCAATGATTCCAGGCTAACCCACCAATCGCCAGGGGATGGACGTGCCGTGCCGCCTCTTCAGCCACCTGGTCAAAGCTACAGCCCGTGCTATTACTGGCAAGGTACCCAAACTCCGAATATTCCTCATTTACCCACCGTGCTAAACCTGCGCCGCTGGCGTCGGTGCAGCCGACCTGGGGGTTAACCACCCCAGCTGCGATCATGGACGATTCCATCCATGCGTTATCAGGTGTTCTCGAATACGCGAATAGCGACCACCTTATTGATTCTTGCGAGCAGTCCCAATCACTCTGTTGGGGCATTGCCGGGTACTGCCAATCATAGGCAGGAAGCGTTGCCATGCTGGGGGCCGTCGCCAGGATCATGGTACCCTTCTCTCGCATGAAACCCCCGCGCCTGCGTCAACAGGCCGGGGGCGTGACACCGCCAGGAGAGTCTGACGATGCCCGAGCATCCTACCATCCCGCCGTGCCCGCTGTGTGGCGAGGATGTGCCACGTCCGCCTACGGGGCGGCCCCACCGCCTGTACTGCTCGATGCGCTGCAGCGTCACCGCCGCGAACACCGCCCGCGCAGCGACCAGGGCCGGTAAGCGCGCATCGGCGACCATTCGCTGCCTCACATGCGGGACCGAGCGGGTGCTGTATCACCAGCAAGCTCGACGGCTCCAGAAGTACTGCTCGCGTGCATGCGCGGATACCGCCAGGGTGGGGCGTCCCGGGCCAAAGGGACCGAACGCGCCGGGGTGGAAGGGTGGCCGCTGGGTCACGACAAAGGGCTACGTCCGCATCTATGCACCTGAGTACCCCAACGCGAAGAAGGACGGCTTCATCTTCGAGCACCGTATGGTCATGGAACGGATGCTCGGCCGTGCCCTGCGGCCCGGCGAGGAGGTCCATCACCTTAACGGCGACCGTGCCGACAATCGCCCCGAGAACCTTGAGCTCTGGTTTGTCCGCCGCCAGCCAAAAGGCATCCGCCTGGGAGATGTCCCCCACTGCGCCACGTGTACCTGCTGAGGGCGCGGTCGCGAAGATCACGACGTGTCCTCCTGCCCCGGGAATTCGGTCGCGGCGAACCGTTCCAGCACCGTCCGCAACGTCGCCCAGCGATCCTGCGGGTCGATGACCTGCTCCTCGATCTCGCGCATCCGCCCGAGCACCAGCAGCGCCGTCGCCCGCGTCATCAGCCACGCCGCCGCGGCCATCTCAGGCTGGCGCGTCATCCGAGGCACTCCACTCGAAGGGATCGGGTACAATACTGGGAGCACGAAACCCCCGCACTGCTGCACACAGCCGGGGGCGTGACACCGAGTGTTAGGAGCACCCGATGCCCCCCAAGCTTACCATGCCCGCCGGCGCCCAGTACGGCCGCCTGACCGTGATCGAGGAGGCGCCCAGGGCCGGCGCCGGACCGTCCTCGTCCTGTCGCTGCGCCTGCGGCGCCATCGTGACCGTCCGCAACAATTTCCTGGTCTGGGGACGGACCCTGTCCTGCGGGTGTCTCAGGCGCGAGACGAGCGGCAAGGTCGGCGAGCGGAACCGGACGCACGGCCGGACCCAGACGCCCGAGTACCGCGCATGGCATGGTGCTCGCGGACGCTGCCGGAACCCGACGGACAGGCAGTATGCCTACTACGGCGGGCGCGGCATCACCGTCTGTGCCGAGTGGGACGACTTCGAGGTCTTCTTCCGCGACATGGGACCGAAGCCGTCGCCGCGCCATAGCCTGGATCGGATCGACAACGACGGCCCGTACGCGCCATGGAGCTGTCGGTGGGCTACGGCGACCGAGCAGTTGCGAAACCGACGCACCACCGTCCGCCTCACGCACGAGGGGCAGAGCCTGACGCTCGTGCAGTGGTCGGCGGTCACCGGTATCCCGTACACGGTCCTGAAGGACCGAGTGCGGTACGGCTGGTCGGCCGAGCGCGCACTGTCGCAGCCGGTCCAGTCGTGGGTCAGAGGTGGGCCGCGCTCGCGTCATCCTCACGATTAGACCGCGCGTATTATGAATTGAAGCGTTAAAAATGGCATCATCGTCGCGACCACCGAGCCCGCGTAGTCGGCGGGGTGCGCCGTGGGGTCCGTCGCGGTACTGCCCGTGGCCGCGGCCGTCGCGTCGGCCGAGGGCGTGCCCGTGAGCGTCTGCGGGCTCGGCACCCCCGTCGCCGTACTCGTGAGGGTCGGCGTGCTCGTCGGGGATGGCACGCCCGTATCGGACGCGCTCGGCCCGCCTGACGCCACGGACGAGCTGCCGAGGGCCGGCAGGTTGACATCATGGGCGTGGTTGCTGGCGCTGACGTTCACCACGGCGCTCGGCCCCTCGTGCACGCCCGTGATGGCACCCGACGCCACGGCGACCCCCGACGCCAGGGCGTGATCGTGGTTGATGTCCGTGTTGTGGGTGTGGGCGCCCGGCGTATGGGTGTGGCCGTTCAGGCTATGCGCGTGGTCGTACCCGTGCGTGTGGTTGTTCAGCCCGTGCGTGTGCGCCCCTGGCCCGTGGGTGTGGCTGTTCATCCCGTGGCTGTGGGTGCCAGGATGGGTATGGGGAGGCCCGACGACCGACTCCTGGCCGCCGCCCGTCGCCAGCGCGTGCGTGCCCGACGCGCTCAGGATCACCCGCCCCTGGAGGTCGGGGAGCCGAAACGTCCCCGGCCCGCCGAAGCCGTAGAGGGTGGTGATCGCCGCAAACAGGCGCGGGTAGGTCGCCGCGTCCAGCACCCGCCCGTCGCACGGCAGCCAGCCGGCAGGGGCGCCCGTCCCCGCGTAGGCGATGATCGCCCCCGGCGGCGCCAGCAGGTCGAGCGTGGGCACGGCCAGCGTCGGGTTCGGGTAGGTGCCAGAGAGGGCTCCGCCGCCGGCCCCGGCCGCCGTGCCGTCAACAATGACCTGCGCTGGCGGGGTCGCCCCCGCGTCCCGACTGATCTTGATGCCACCAGCATCGGAAATGAGCACGACCTGGGCGCTGTTGGACGCCTGCCAGCGGCGGTTGATCCCTTGGGCACCCTGGCCCGCCTCTGCCTCCACCAACTGCTGAACGTCGCCGTCCTCAGGGACCTGGCCCGGAGTCGCCGGCTCCAGGAACCGATCGGGAGGCACCTAGATGTCCCCCGCCGGAGCATAGGTGCCAACATCGCCGTCGAGATACCAGTCGATCGTGCGGCCCGCCGCGCCCTGGACGGTGAACACCACATCCGTGCCCGAGGGCAGACAGTTCGGCACCCACGAGGCGGCAGCGCTGTCCTTGATGTCGGAGACCACGGTGATGCCGACCACGACGGCGTTCCCGGTGGTCCGCTTCCACATGAACTCGCCGACCATGCGCTTCGAGACGAAGTTGCCCGCGTCGACCCCGCGGATCGTCATGGTGGCCTCGTACATCCGGACCTGCTCGCAGGGGAAGCGAAACACCTCGTGCGGGGCGGCGTCGGTGGTCCTCGTGATGGCATGCACGGTCGTGCTGCCCGCGTACTGGGTCAGCGGCGGCGGGGCGACGTGGGCATCGACCACGGGCTGAGCGTCGGGCGGCAGGTCCACCTGGCCGCCCTCCGGGTCGTAGGTGAAGACGTCGTCCTCGAACAGGCCGAGCGCGGGCACGACGATCGCCGCTGAGGCCAGCTCTGTCTGCAACAGGTCGAGGTCGATCCGCTTGCCGCCCGTGTTCATCGGAGCAGCTCCAGCACCGTGTAATACCCGACCGTAATGGTCGTGATCCCCGTCGATGCGCTCCACTGCAAGATGACGTGGTGCCCGGCCCCAGCCGCGATCACGCCGATCGGGTAGATCACCAGCAGTGGCATGCCGTAACTGGGGGATGCCGCCGGCTGGAGGAAGCCCCCCACGACGACGGCCGCGGCCGCGTCGACCTTGACGGCCAGGTTCGTCGTCGCCGACGCGACGCTGTTGCTGGCATAGCCGCCGACCAGGGCAAAGAAGTAGCCGCCCGACGAGGGCACCGTCACGTCGGAGAGGGTGACGAACGCGGCGGAGTTGCACTGCGCCGTGTTGAGCTGAATGGCGCCGTGGACCCTGGTAACGGCGTTGGCGACCAGCATCTCCGTCTGGACCTGGCGCAGCGCGACGGTGGTGCCGGCCGAGTCCGTCGCGTACGCCTTCCAGGCATCGGCGGCGCCCGTCCCGTTCGGGGGCGGAGCGCCGCCGCTGATCTTGGAGCCAGGGACCGAGCCGGTCAGGAGACGGTCGCCGTTGATCGAGTCGAGGGCCATGTCGCCGGTGACGATCAGGTTGCCCGCCGTGATCGTGGTGCCGTTCGACTTGAGCACGCCCGTCGCTCCAGGCGCGAGCTTGCCGAGTGCGATGTTGGCCGTCCCGGCCGCGGCCACGTTGGCGTCCACGACCAGCCCGCCGCCGACCACACCCGACCCGACGTCCTTGAGGACCTGCCCAGCGGTGACGTTCGTGATCTTCGCGGGCGCCAGGGTGTTCGTCTGGATGCGGTTGCCGTTGAGCGTATCGATCGTGATGTCGTTGGTGACGATCTTGCCCGCCACGTTGCCCGCGCCGTCCGACCGCAGCACGTTGTTCGCCCCGAGATCGACAAGCTTGGTCACCGCGATGCTGCCGGCAAGGTCAGTGTTCAGGACCTGCCCGGCCTGGTTGGCCGTGCCTGCCGCCCCGCCCCGCAGCACGTTGTTGACGCCGACGTGGGCGACCTTGGTGATGGCAATCCCAGCGTTGGCGTTGACGTCCGCGTTCATGATCGAGTCGTCGACGATCTTGGCCGACGTGATCGAGTCGTTCGGGATGTCGGCCGGTACCAGCGGCCCGCCGACGTTCTGCGTGCCATTCGACTTGAGCACGTTGTTGGCGCCGACGTGGGCGATCTTCGTGACCGCGATGGCGGCGGCGTTGTTGACGTGACGGTTGACGATGGTCTGGTCGGCGATGTCGGGGTCGGTGATGTCGCCAGGCTGGTAGCTGCCCGTCGCCCCTGAGTCCGTCACCTGAAACACGACCGCGTTGGTGCCCGAGTGGTGCACGGCGAAGCGCCCGCCGCCGTTCAGGCGCAGGTCGATCGAGTCGGGGTCGGTCCCGCGAAAAACCCGGTAGTAGGCATTCAGCTGCTCGGCCAACGCTCGGACGTACTTGGGAACCAGCGTGATCGCCACGGCTCCTCCTTACAACCACACGCGGTCAGCGTCGAGCTTGTCGACGTCGGCACGTCCATCCCAAACGAACGGGCGATCAAGCACGGAAACCATCACCTGCGCGGTAATCGCCCAGGCCCCGACCGTGCCGGCCGCACCCGCCCGAGCTGCCCCACCCATCGGTCGCTTCTCGCCTGCCTGCACCTGGAGCACCCGCACGCGGCGCGTCCCGTCGGCCGATCCATCGTCGAGCGTGCAGATCCGCCCGAGCAGCGAGCGCAGATCCTCGAGTCGCCGCTCAGGGTCGGCCGTCTCGCGGCCACGGGCGCCCTTGAGGGCGTTGTCCCACGCCAGGATGACCGTGTAGCTCCGCGCCTCTCTCAACTCAACCCCGATGGCCGATCGCAGCTCCAGCGAGCGCAGGATCGGCGACCCGATCGCGTCGATCCGCGTCTTGATAAAACGCCCCTCGGTCGTCTCGAGCGGAGCCAGCCCCGTGTACGACCCCGTCTCGGCCGTGCCATAGTCGGCCCAGGCCGTCTCCTCGTCTGCCTGCGCGTACCCCTTGAGCGTGTCCGAGCTTGGGTCCAGGCGCTCGGTGACCATGTCCATCTGGAGCAGCGTCTTGACCGACGAGGGCCGGTCCCACGGGTCGGCCGGCAAAAACAGCGATGCCAGGGCGGCCGGCACGAAGCCGCCCCCGTAGAGCAGGTCCTGTAACGGCGAGCCGAAGCGCGGCAGCGACTGCCAGAACGCCCTGGTCGTCGTCCCCGAGACCGTGCAGATCAGCATCTGGGGGTTGCCGCCTGCCCAGGCCAGCGTCATCGACTGGAGCAGGGTCGTGCGCCCAGGGACGACCGCCTCGGCGCCATGCCAGATGTGGGACGCCTGCCCGTACGCCATCCCGCCGGCGGCCCCGTTGGGGTCCCTCCTGCCCGCGGAGATGAAACTCTGGTCGGCGACCGGGTCCCACTGCCCGAAGATGCCCCAGCCGTCATGCAGGCAGCCGCAGTACCCATTCCCCCGTACGGGCCCCTCGTACGGCAGCCCCCAGCCTGGGGTCGCCCACTCGGGACGGTACTGGGCCTCGCCCGTGGTCGGCACGAACGCCAGCCCCTGGCTGTGGGTGTAGTAGACCCCCGTCCCGACCGTCATGCCGAAAATGCCGTTGTTGGCGTCGGGCAGCGAGGCGATCCAGGGCGCGATGTTGAAGGCCCGGGTGCCCAGCTCGTCGATGTCGTAGATGCCGTCTGGCCGCGTGATGAACACGCGCCTGGGGGCCGCGATCAGCCGGTGGATGCCGTACTGGATGTCGCCGCCCACCCGGAGCGGCGCCGACCAGTTCCCGTCCACGGTCGGGTCCGACGTGATCGGGCACCAGCGGACGGCGTTGCCGCCGAATTCGGTCGAGGTCGCCACCATCACGTCGGTCGGCACGCCCAGCGGCCGCCAGTTCGTGACCACGGGCACCCCACGCAGCGGCGGGTGGGGGCCCGACCAGCCGCCGCCCGCGTCGGAGTAGTACAGGCCCGCCTCGGTCATCACGTACAACCGATTGCTGAAGACGGCAGCAGCCCCTGAGGGCCCCATCAGGCCCGCGAAGGTGGTGGCGGCCGTGGCCGTCGACCCGTCGGGCGAGAGCACCAGCAGCGTCCGGCCCCGCGTCGTCAGGAAGATGTTGTTGTTGAAGCGGATCGACTGGGTGATGTACCCAGGCGTCTGGCCGCCCCAGTTGAAGGTGATCTCGGTGAGCTTGCCAGGCGGGTGGAAGATGCCACCAGGAGACCGCGTATAGCCGGGCAAGCAGTAGGCGTATCCGTTGGGCACCCGCTCGAGACGGCGCGAGTAGCCCATTCCCCCGTCTAAGTTGTCTATCACTCTTGGAACGTCGGCGTTGCGGGCCTGTTCGTCAAGCCTGGCTGGCTGGAGCTCGTGTTTCGTCGGCGGCTCGGCGAGCTGAAATCCGATCACGCGGTCGTCCGTCTCAAGGACCAAATCCCATTTGCCGCGACTTCTACTCACAATTCTGCACGCAACGCAGAGTGGGATCTGGTACAATCAGGGCACGCGATACCCCCGCACCGTGGTTCAGACGGCCGGGGGCGTGACATCGAAGGGATGAGCTCCGATGCTTTTTCATGTTACCTGCCCGTCGTGCTCGACGGCATTCGACGTCGACACGGCCCGGCCGAAGCACCCACGAGGCGGCGAGGATCGTCCTTGTGAGCGGTGCGGGCGTACCTTCTGGCTCACGCCGAGCCTTGCCCGCGCGGGTCGACGCCACTGCTCTACCGCCTGCTACGCCGCGAGCATGGTCGTCCCGCTGGTCGATCGCTTCTGGGCGAGGGTCAGCAAGTCCGAGGAGCCGGATGGGTGCTGGCTCTGGACCGGGGCTATGGACCGGTCCAACGGGTACGGCGTGATCGGCCTGCCGAGGACCGGCGAGCCGGCAAAGACGCGGAAGTCGCGGACGGTGGGGGCACATCGCTTGTCCTGGGAGATCCATCACGGGCCGATCCCAGCGGGTATGTTCGTTTGCCATGACTGCGATCGGACCTACCCGGTTGGCTCGATTGCCTACCGTCGGTGTGTTCGACCCGACCATCTGTTTCTGGGCACGATCGCCGACAACATGCGCGACATGCACGCGAAGGGGCGGGCATACGGGGGTCAGATCCATCCGCAAGCCAAACTGACCCCGCCGCAGGCCCGCGAGATCCGCCGTCTCGGCACGGAGGGCGGGTTCAGTT